GACGATTGTGAAGTTAGCAATAATTCTGCCACTATGGGAATGAGAGCAAAACTCTCGGAACAAGTGAAGGAGTTTGAAAGTATAATCAAACCACAAGGTCGAATTTTGTTCTTAGGAACTCCGCAAACGGAGATGTCATTATATAATGAATTACCTAAAAGAGGTTATAAACTTAGATTGTGGCCTGCTCGTTATCCAAATTTAAAAGTATTAAAGAATATGGGTGACAGTCTTTCTCCTTTAATAGCTAATAACTGGCACGTAGATAAACAACATTTACCTACTGACCCTAAAAGATTTGACGCTGAAGATTTGGGTGAGAGAGAAATATCGTATGGAAAATCCGGCTTTAACCTTCAATTTTTATTAGACGTTTCTCTTAGTGACCAAGAAAAATATCCATTAAAATTAAGTGACCTCGTAGTCATGACAACAAATCCGACACAAGCTCCTAACAAGGTTGTTTGGGCTACAAGCCCTGAGTTACGCATAGAGGAACTTCCTTGTGTAGGTTTACATTCAGATTTTTATTACCGACCAATGCAAATTGGAACTGAATGGTTAGATTATCATGGAGCAGTTATGGCGATTGACCCTTCGGGTCGTGGCGATAACGAAACAAGTTATGCCTGTGTTAAGATGTGTAATGGCAACTTATATTTAACGGACTCAGGTGGTCTAGTTGGAGGCTACACAGATAAAACCTTACAAGGTCTAGCAAATATTGCTAAGAAGGAATCCGTAAAATTAATATTGGTGGAGGAAAATTATGGTGGTGGAATGTTTAGTAAATTATTACTTCCATTTATCACTAAGACTTATCCTGTAACCATAGAAGAAATCAGACATCAAACAGCGAAAGAAAAAAGAATTATTGATACCTTAGAACCGGTCATGCAACAACATCGTCTGGTGATAAATCAAGCTACAATTCTAAAAGATTATAATTCTACTCAAGAAATGTATTCAACAGAGCAAGCTTTGAGATACCAACTGTTTTATCAGATGAGCAGAATTAGCAAAGATAAAGGCTCATTAGCTTTTGATGACAGAATTGATGTTTTAGCTATGGCTGTTGGTTACTGGGTTGAACAGCTCGCACGAGACCAAGAGTTAGCTATGAAACAAAGAAAAGACGATAAAACAAAAGAAGAATTAGACAGATTTTTAGACCATCAAGTTTTTGCAAAACCTGTGAAAAATAAATGGTTTTAAGAAGTGGACACTATATGAAAGCCTATGGGGGGTTAAACATCACCTATAGGAGTAACTAAAAGATAACTAATAGTTATGTCAAATATCCTTAACTTAACAATGAACACTATAGATTTACCACATATTATTTATTTATATTCTCTTATCAATTCTAAAGAAGGAGATACTCTTAGACCACCTCCATTACCTCAGGAGGAACTAAAGGCTCTTCAATGGAAACCTACAGTTATTAATTGTAAACCTAAAATTACTACTGAACATTATTTAGAAAAGAATTTAAGTGGGTTCTTTAGGTATATGCTGGAGTACCCTGAGTTTTGATTAGTATGCTGACTGGATAATGAAACAAGAAGGAAACACAACCAGCATTACTAATCACATAATCTTTATAGATTCATTTTGGTTTAATTTCAAGTCACTTTAGGTTTCAAAATAATTTGATGAAAATATCTGAAAGGGTCAACGTATATGTCCAGCGAAAAAAATCCCCCCGTTGGCCTCGTATATATAATTATGAATGGGGTGTGTGCATGATTGCACAGAATAAAAGTTTTTTATGGCCTATAGCCCGTGTATTACATAGGATTGTAAAGAGACTTAAGAACTCTCACACATAAAATCTTATATATTTCACGTAAAACTATTCAAATTTTTTTTTCACTCGCTTTTGTTCTCTTATCTGTTTTTAAAATTTTAAATGTTATTCAAGTTAATAATATTCTTTTTGATTGTTTGCTTATCACTCATATTTTTACTGGCTATTGGTATTATATACGCCTGAAATTCACATGAATAAACACACATGAATTTTAAGCCTTAAGTGAGTCAAATTGACTCAGTTAGTATTATATAGGATTAATGCTTGACGATAGCGTAGTTAATACTATAAAGTAGCTATTAATGTTTAATTAATAGTGAGGTAAACAATGAGGCAAGACATAGAGAGCATAGTAGAGCAGGTCAATAAAAAGATATTGGCTGACATGGAAAAACATGGACAAGGCTGGACTAAATGCTGGACTGAAAAACACTTCCAAAATCTTGAAGGCCATTACTATTCAGGCTTCAATATTTTATGGCTAAGTTGTCAATCATTTAAACGCCAAGTTTATGGAACTTACTTACAATGGCAATCAAAAGGCTTGCAGGTTCAAAAAGGTTGTAAATCTGTAAAGCTTATTTTGTACAGACCATTTAGCAAGGAAGTACAAAACGAGGATGGAAGCAAGGAAACTAAGTTTTTCAAGCTTCTAAGAACATTCAGTGTATTTAATATAGAGCAGGTAAAAGGTGATATTAAACGCTGGGATAATGTAGAGTTAAAAAATAAGGACACAGTAGAACTATCAAAAAAAGCTGAGGAATTTATTAAAAATACCGAAGCTAAGATAGAGCATGGAGGCAATAGAGCCTATTATATACCTAGTCAGGATTTTATAAAAATACCTGAAAAAAAGGCTTTTGTAGATACAGAAGGAAGCACATCTACATCCAATTATTATGGTGTTTTATTGCATGAGCTTACACATTGGACTGGTCACGAAAGCCGATTAAAAAGGGAGTTCAAAGGCTTTTTTGGTTCTCCGGAATATGCTTTCGAGGAATTAGTTGCCGAGCTGGGCAGTGCTTATGCATGCAATCAATTAGATATTGCTGTAACGCCAAGACTTGACCACGCTAAATATCTCAAAAGCTGGATGCGAGCAATTAAAGATAATAAGCAATCTTTAATTAAAGCTTCAGGACTAGCTAACAAGGCTCTTACATTTATGAATGACAAGCAACCTCAAGCAATTAGTGAGGTAGCTTAAAAATGAGCTGGCACATAGCAGGATTAAATATAGCTTTCATGCTTTTTGTTTATTGCATTTTAGTTATTTTAGGAATTTTTTAATAATAAAAAGAATTAGAAGGCCTTCAGGTTTAAACACTTGGAGGCCTTTTTTTATATTAGAGCAATACTATCATTAAATTGGCCGGCTCTAATATCTCTAATATCCCATATATTATAGTTGACAGTAGCGTAGCTATCTATATAACGTAGTTAGTTCGTTTTATTAACTCTAATAAGTGAGGTTAAAAATGGGTAATAGATGTGGAATACTTTTAAAAGAAGTATCAGACAAAATCACACCTGACACACCAGTTATATATTTACACTGGAACGGAGGCCTAGCTTCTGTAAAGGCTTTTATAAGAGCCGGTAAATATTTTGGTGTACGTTGTGGTCAATATGGCTCGGCTAGATTAGTTCAAATCATAGGTAATTGGTTTGGTGGCACGCTATCTCTAGGTATTCAGTCATATGGAAACATAAAAAACTGGAATGAGGACAATGGTTTATATGTTGTTGAGAATTGGAATATTATCAACCAACATAACAAGCCTAGTTGTGGGAATGAAATTGACCTTAAAAAAACTAAGGAAATTTTAAAAAACCTCATAAAAATTAATCGCCAGTTTTTTAATAAAAACGAAGCGAGGTAAAGTATATGCAAACATATACAATTACTAAATCTCGATATCCTGATTGTGCAGGTTTATATATTTATAATTTTGAGCAGTTACCTCAAAAGAATTTATATATAAAAATCTGTAGCTTATTTTTACCATCAGACACAAAAGCTATTAAGCGTGGTAATGAAATTCTACAAGATGAACAAGCACAAATAAATATTGAGACTGACGAATATGGTTGGTACGCAAATTCATTTTATGATGATGACGGATAACCATTAACTAAAACTAAAGGCCTTGAGGGTAAAACCTTGAGGCCTTTTTTTTCAACAATGAAAGTGAGGTAACAAAATGACAGACAAAATGATAATAGAAAAATCCTATTGGTATGACCATAAACCTAGTGATGATAATAAGGGTTATATTTATGGAATTCATTATATTGATTTTGAATATTCTGAATATGATGGTGGCGAGATAGTAGAGTGTGAATGGTTTAAAACTAAAGGCGAGAGAAATCATAAATTGAAAAAATTAAAAAGTAATTAAAAATAAGAGGCTTTAAGTTAAAACCTTAAGGCCTCTTTTTTTTGGGTTTTTTACAGAAGTGAGGATACTATCATTAAACCGGCTGGCTCTAATATCTCTAATACGTTATAACTAAGCTCTAATATGGATGAAAAAGAGAAAAGAGGAAAATGGATAAAAGCTAAGGAATTAAGAGAACTAGAATTAAAAAAACAAGACAAAGCAAATAAAGCTTTATTTGATTTTATATCAGAAGAATTTTATCGTACATCAATAGACCAAAACAGAAGAATTAAACATACATTAGAAGATACTTTTAAATCAGTCGAAGACGGGTTGGAGGAAATCAAAAATTACGTACCTAAAGATAAGTTAGCTCGAACTATGGATATAGTTAGGTCTAATACCAATGCTCTTAGAGAAACAATAGAAAGAGCTAAACACGCAGAAGCTATGTCTCTAGGTCGTGGTAAAACTAGAAAAACAATTCTTAAACCAAGTCGAATAGCTCCAGTTGTACCTCTAATAGATAAAGCACGCCCATTAGATAAAATTGAAATTGGTATAGAAACTCAATTAAAAGGTATGAAAGCTAATAAGAAAGCTCCATACGATAGGCCGCCAATAATAGGAACAGGCTTAACTAATTATATGCTGAAACATAAGCTTAAAACACCAGTGGATATTATTAAAGCATATAAAAAGGATAGTTCTCTAAAAGTTAAAAGTTGGTCTCATCTAGTATTTTTTTTAAGACAATTTAATTACGAACCTCAGGAAGTTCTTGAGTACGCAATTACAGCAGTAGCCGGTACTAAAAAGCGTTGGAATACCCATAGAATCTTCAGGGAATATGAGAAAAATGAATCAGGAGCAGTTGAGGATATGTGTATTGAATATAAAAAACATTTAAAAACAAAAAAACCATTAAAGGCATTTTATAAAAATAAATTTTATTTAAAGTGGTGTTTAGATAATGATGTTTTTTTTGATAGCTTAGAAAACTTTAGGATTAATTTAAAAGGAATGATTAGGGGTTGGAATAAGAAATATCCTAACGATAAAATTCGTGAAAAGTTAAAGAAAAAACCTTAAGCTAAGTTCTATAAATCTTCTATTAATGTTCTAGTGATTTAGTGTCTTCAATGTGATATAAGGAAAATAGAATTACGAATTTATATTCTCTTATTGACATCAAAAAGACATAATAGTGTTGTATAAGGAGTAATAGATTTTATTAGAATATTTGTTTATTCAAAATTAATAAAATCATTATTCACATTAAAATAATCACATTATTTATTACGAAATTGGTGTTCTCTAGTACCAAGTCCGTAATGTTTATTACGAAATTGGTTTGGTCTTGGCGTTCTCTCTAGGCCTAGTCAATAAGTTATAAGGAGAACAGAAAGGAGAAATAATGACTTTATATTCGATGAGATATAGACCCAAAGATATGTTTGAGGGTAAAGATTTTGATGAGCAAATTATGAACTGTCGCCAAGTTATAAATGACTTTGAAACGATGAAAAGAGTAGGGTGTAAAATAACTGATAATGACGGAACTAATATTGCTGTTGAAGTAGATACAACAGACCCAAAAGCAATAGTAGAAGTAAAAACAATAGGACTTCAAAAAGAAGTTTTAGAATAAAAAACTCACCACTACTGAGTGGTGGAAAAGTATCATTGATTTTCTTAATAAAAAAAAATTAAAAATATTTATCACTGCTGAGTCGTGAGTTCGACTGGAGTCTTCAAAAGTGTTATAATGAAATTATCTTTGAGATAGAAATATTTTAAAGAGTTTTAAGTGAAGGCAAGAAAGTTAGTTAATATCCAAAAATATAATAGACTATTCTTGTTGCGAAAGCAAGTAGGACTTTAATCATAACTCCTTTCACCTATCCTTCACTTGAAAAAATTAATTTTAAAAGAGTTATGAGAAAAAGGAAAAAACTTATGACAGACATAAGCAAGTATGCAAATGTAAGCTTATCAAAATCGGCTTACAATCAGTTGAGGGAACAATCTAAAAAAGTTTATGATGTTAAAATCTCTGTTAGTAAAACAGTGGAGCTAGCATCTAATATTCTTCAGCATTTATTGAATGACCCAATGTGGGTTAAACCTTACGTTGGTTCTCCTGCATATAGTAAATTCAAAAAACAACTCATGGAAGATAATTATGGAGCAAAAAGAGAAATCTCTCATTGAAGTTGCAAAACAAGTTGAAGCTCTAGAGGTTAAATATTTAGAGTTGCACAAAAATGAAATTCCAATATTTAACCCGATAGAGTCCGGATTGAGAGACGTTGGTCGACAACTTAAAATTGCTATCTCAGGTAAGATAGATAACTTAAGTAAACTTGACAAATTATCTGAGAAGAGTAAGAGAAAAAGTATGGCTAAAATGAAACAAAAAATTAAAGGGAGAGTGACCAACGCTTATGTGGAGAGAGGAGAATAAATGAAGTACAAGAATATTGATGTAATTGTAGAAGATACAAGAGAATTAGTTCTTGATATTAAAAATTATAAAAAAACATTTCCTAAATTTTTTAGTTTTAGAGTTTACAAAGATTTTTACGAAAAAAGTTTCTTTATTAAAATAGGCTATTACAGATTAATTATTTCAGTTGATAGATATGTACTACTTAGAAAAGCTCAGTGGGAATTAAACCAAATTCCTGAGTTTTATAAGAAGACTGGTACAGAAGATAATATTGTCTCTATAAATAAAAATTAGTTTTTCAACCTATATACTACTTGACATAGCGTAGTAGTTACTTAGTAGTAGTGATAGTAAGTGAAACTAAAAAACAAGGAGGCAATATGGGCTTTACTGAAATAGCTTCTAAATTTTGGAAAGCGGGAGCTACAATAGGGCTAGATAATCATGGTGGGCTAAGTTTGCAAACTATGATGGTGTTTGACGCAATTTGTCATTTATCAGCAGATAAATTGACAGTTGAAAATGCAAATAAAAAGTTAAAAGAATTGCATGGCTTCAAACTTAATACAGCATCTTTAAGCAGGAATAATAAAATCCTGAAAAAACTCGGTTTAATGAAACTTGAGGAATCTGCGGATGATGCAAGGTACAAAAATGTTATTTTGACCGCTAAGGGTCATGACCTTAAAAATACTATGGGTCGAGGTGGTTCAAGTAATATTAGAACAATAAATCGCTAACAATAAAGAGGTATACAATTATGGCGGTACGTTTCGAGGAAAAAGACAACAGGTGGAGAGTAGACATTAGACGTAAGGATTTGAAACCTTATACTAAATGTTTTCCAGTTGGTGATGATAGTAAAGAGGAAGCAGAAGCAAAAGCTAGGGAAAATCATAAGGATATTCAACAGCAATTGCTTGATGGTAAGCCTTTAGGCAGGATTCGGGCTAAGTCTCAAATAACCTTGAGAGAGGCATTTGTGAATACTTTAAATAATCCTGAAGTGGCTTGGTTAGATAGTACAGGTGAACCAACTGCACATGGTAGGAAGATGAAATATTACGCTAAAATGTTTTATAATTATTTTGGTGCTAATAAACCTTTGAGAGAAATCAAAAAAGGAACTGCTACTATGGAAGGTACTTGGTATAATTTTATCTCTCAATTTGGAGAATCTAATACCAATAATCGTAAGGCTTGTTGTATGAATAAAATTTTTACACAAGCTCATGACGATGGCCACATTACATCTGAGTATAAATTAAACATTCCTAGAAAAACTGAAAAGCTTACAAGAGTTAGAACTTTTACAGTAGATGAGGAATACGCTATTTATGCTAAAGCTGAAGAGTTAGGGTATTACGATTTAAAAGACTATGTAATGCTTCTAATTGATACCGGAGCAAGACCTGAAGAATTAAGAACAGCTAGTCTGAAGGATTTACAAACACATCCTAAAGGTGGAATTACTCTTAATCTCTATAGGAACAAAACTAATAATGAAACCGCAGTGGGTCTTAGAGAACGTAGCCAAAAAATCTTAAAAAGAAGAAGTAATCAAAAAAGATTTTTTATGGTTAGCTACAGAAGGCTTTACAGCAGGTGGCAAGATGTCAGAGATAGATTAGGCAAGTCGGATGACCTACAATGGACATTCTATACTTGTCGTCATACTTGTGCATCAAGATTAGCAGAACACGCTAAAGCTACTATAGCTCAAATAGCTGACTGGTTAGGGCACTCTCCTAAGAGTCCCGTAACGAGAAGATATATTCATTTCTTTCCAAAAGATAAATTGAACTTGGCAGGAAAATTGGATAACTATAAAGAAGATGAAGCTTAGTAGTCGTTAAGGATGGTAACTACTAATATAAATTCTTTGTGCGTGAATTTTGCACAAAAAACTTTGTGCGTGAGATGTGCTTGTAGGGCACAAAGTTAAAGAGTAACAGTAAAAAGTCTATGCGTGGGTACTTTAATTTGTCGGAAGGAGACTTAAAATCCTTGCCCATTTGGGAGTGCCGGTTCGAGTCCGGCCGAGGGCACCACGAATATGCGTAAATTAATTTAATTTATTTAAGGATAAATATTTATTATATAATTTTGCACTATATGGAACAGTGATATTACAAGTTCTTAGCTTGTCTTCATCTTTCATAATACTATCAGTTAGACCATCAATTTCGATTTTACCATCTTTCATAATGATAAGTCTTTCTGCATAATTCCATGCTAGGTGGATATCATGAGTTATTAATATAATTGTTTTACCTTGTTTTTTAAGTTCTTCTATAATTTTCATTAATTTAATTATTTCATTTTCATCCAAAGTATTTGTAGGTTCATCAAAAATAATTATATCAGGATCAATTGCAAGTATAGAAGCAATTGTTAATTTTCTTAAATTTTCAGGAGATAAATTAATAGGATTTTGGTTTAATTCTAGACCAAATCTTTCACTTTCAAATAAAATTATTTTATCAATTTGATTTTTTTTAAATTTAAGTTGCTTAGGACCAAATGCCAACTCTTCTCTTACTGTTGTTGAAAGAATTTGATATGATGGTTCTTGAAATATATATCCTATTTTTATGTTTTTATCTTTTATTACTTTACCTTTTGTAGGTTTTAATGCATAGCTAAGTACTAAGCTTAGCGTTGACTTTCCCGAACCGTTCGCTCCTAGTATTGCAGTTAATTCATTTTTTTTAATATTTAAATTTATATTATTTAAAACATTATTTTTTTTGTCATATGAAAAACAAAGGTTTTCTGTTTGAATAATATTTTGATTTATATTTTCACTTTTTTCTCTTTTAGGCAAAATATAATCTTTAATATTGTCGTTTTTAGATATTAGTTCTTTTAAATTATTTAAATAATATTCAATATTATCTAAATTTTTGTTAGACGAAAATCTGAAACCTAATTCTACTAATAATGGAACTCTTCTTCCTGATTCCTTTAAAATCTTTATAAAATCTCTATCATTTTTATCTATTAATTTTATCGTTTTATCTTTTAACAAATATATTTTATCAAATTCGAGAGGATTTAAATTTAGTTCCGATAGCA